GAGTGGGTGGCACGGGACCCGACCTATATCACTTTCATCTTCTCTCATTACCGCTATCCTCATC